CAATGTGAAAGATGTTGATATGTTCCCAGACGAGTTTATAGAGGCCTTTGCTCACTATCTGGCCTGCAACATGGCTATGGTACTGACAGGCAGTGCCAGCATCCAGCAGACACAATTCCAGCTGTATCAGGATAGCATAGAGGCGGCTAAGATTTATTCGGCACAGGAGCGAAGGAAGAGCACTGTTTTCCCGGAAAGCTATGCTCAGGCCAGATTTCAATGAGGAGGAAAATAAATGGCATCACCTAATGCGTTTTATTCTATACAGCCGGCATTTACGGGCGGTGAAATATCTGCTGATGTGGCCAGCCGTATAGACCTGGATAAATATCAGGTGGCACTATTGCAGGCAGAGAATGCCATTGTACGCCCTTATGGAGCAGTACGGAAACGGCCTGGCATGATTTACTGCGGTCAGACAAAGTACCAGGATGAAAAGAGTATGCTGGTTAAGTTTAACTTTACAGTTACTATTTCCTATATGCTGGAGATTGGCCATAAGTATATAAGAGTATGGCGCAATGGTCAGTACCTTGGTATAGAGCTGGATACACCGTATGAGGCAGGAGAGCTTGCAGGACTGCGCTTTGTGCAGTCGGTAGATGTTCTGTATATAGCAAGTGGAAAACACCCCGTAAAGAAGCTGATGAGGTATTCAGAACAGGAGTGGAAACTGGCTGATATAGATTGGCAGCAGGTGCCCTATGGGGATTTGAATGTGGACGAAGAGAATTTTGTAACTCCGTCTGGCACAACGGGAACTGTCACATTGACGGCTGTAAAGGACACATGGACGGCAGAGAGCGTTGGGGATTGGATAAAGCTGGAGCAATCTATGAGCGGTCAGACTGTAAGCTGTACCAGTGGCACAAGTAAAAGTATTCTGGCGGGGGATACTTGGAAAATTACATGTCATGGAACATGGAGCGGTACTGTGACTATAGAAATATCATATGACGACGGCGGTACATGGCTTCAACTTAGACAATACACATCCAGTGATGATTACAACCCTACCGAATCCGGTACTGTGGAAGAGTACGCTTTGGTGCGTGTCACTGTCGCAAAAAGCTCTGGAAGCTGTACAGCGGATCTAACAGTGTATCCGTATACTCATGTTGGATATGCAAAGATAACAGGCTTTGCCAGTGCAAGGGAAGTAACAGCTGAGGTAGAGAAAGCCTTGGGCGGTACGAACAAAACAAACAATTGGTATCTATCAGCATGGGGGAAAAAGCAGGGGTATCCTAGCTGTGCGACATTCTTCCAAGACAGACTGTGCTTTGCTGCTAATGTGAAGTATCCTCAAAGGATATGGATGAGCATGACAGGAGACTACGAGAATTTTTCTGTAGACAAGGAGTCTGGCACTGTAACTGATGATAGTGCTATATCAGCTGACTTGCTATCGTTAAGGCCATATCAGATAACACACATGGATGCCGGTAACGATTTGATTGTATTGACAGAAGGTAACGAGTGGACAATATCAGGTTCTGAAACAGTGACACCTACCAATATCACACCCAGACTCCAACAGAATTACGGCTGTAATGATGTGGAGCCGGTGAGGGTGGGTAATAGGCTGGTATATGTGCAGAGGCGGGGAAGCATTATTCGTGATATGGCATACAGCTATGATACAGATAGCTACGGCGGTTATGATTTGACATTGCTGGCAAAGCATCTTGTCAACGGCAAGGAAATTGTAGATAGCAGCTTTGCCCAAGAGCCGGACAGTGTTATTTACTTTGTGCGGTCTGATGGTACATTGCTTTGTCTCACGTACATCATGGAGCAGAAGGTATATGGTTGGAGCCATATTGTGACCGACGGAGTAGTTGAGGCTGTGTTGGCGGCTCAGCAGGGGAACAATGATGTAGTGTATTGCCAGGTGGCACGGGAGATTAACGGCAAGATTGCCAGGTATATTGAGAAGCTGGATTTGGATAGTGATAGCGAAAACCAGCAGGACTATATCATGCTTGACTGCGCCGTAAGAAAAGCATATGAAAAAGCAGAATGTGTTATTGATGGATTAGAGCACCTGGAAGGCCGTACTGTATTGGCGATGGGTGATGGTTATCTATTTAATCCTAAGACGGTTCAGAACGGCGCTATTGAGCTGGAGCAGGCATCAAGCAATGTGGTAGTAGGCATACCGTACACGATGGTGCTGGAACAGCCTAATTTCAATACATCGGTATCCGGCATGGGTAATATTCAAGGTATGCAGCAGACAGTAAATACTGTGGTGCTTCGTCTGTCTAAAAGCTTTGGCGGTGAGATAGGCCCGGATAAGGATACTCTGCATGATATTGTCTACGACATAGGAAAAATGGATTTAGGCCAGCCCTGCCTATTTTCCGGTGACAAGAATGTAACAATGGGCAGTGGCGGTTTCAATAAAAATGGCAGGGTGTATATACGGCATGATAAGCCATATCCTTTTACCCTGCTGTCAGTAGTGAGAGGAGTGACATTAGGTGGAGCAGGCTTGTAAATACAGCATTATACCTATATGGGCCAACAGCGATTGGTTTATAGAAAATCTGGTGGAGAATATGCGCCAGCAGGATATTGATGAGATGGATAAGCTGGGGATAGAGGATAGATACAAAGAGGTAAAGGAGTCGGTTATGGCTTCTGATGAAGCCTTTGCTGCTTATGATAGTACGGGAAAAGTAATCGTCATATATGGAGTAATTGACAAGGAGCCGGGCGGTCAGATATGGTGCCTGGGTTCAAACATCTTCAACGATTATAAGAAATCCTTTGTATGCTGCTGTATGGAGATACTGAAACGGTGGCGGAGGAGATACAAGGTGCTTTGGAATTTTGTATCTAAAGAAAATACTTTATCTATCCGCTGGCTTCGTACATACGGCGCTAAGTTTGACAAGGGATACATGGTAGGAAGCAATGAGTTTTGGAAATTTACAATAGGCGGTGAAAATAATGTGTAGTTTTACAGCAGGGCTTATAGGTGCTTCTGCGCTATTCGGTTATCAGCAGCAGGTTCAGCAGGCCGATACAAAGGCTAAGGCTATGAGAGCACAGGCAGAGGCGGATGAACAGAACGCAAGGATTGAGGGGCGCAAACAGGAACAGATAGCGGATAACTATGCTAAAGAGGCGCGGGATTTGCGTAACCGACAGAGATTGGCCCAAGGTGCCCAGCGTGCCCAAGCGGGAGCAGCAGGCCTTGGCTTTGGCGGTTCTCAGCAGGACATTTTATCCAGCAGTCTTGATGCTTATAGACAGGACCAGGCGACGCTCTTAACTAATCAGCGCAATGATAACTACAACAGCAGAGTAGTACAGACTAACTATATTAACGATGCCAATCAGAAGCGGGCGGCTGCTGATAATGTGGTTAGCCAGGCCAAAGGTCAGCTCGTTCCTACTCTTCTTTCGACGGCCGCCAGCATTGCAGGAGCGCAAACACCTACAGTTTCTGGAAGCACTGGAAGTACGGGTGGAAGTATTGGCAATGCTACTATGAAATGGCGGGAAAATACTGTTAGCGGTATGAGCAATTTCAATGCTGGCAAAAACAGGGGCTGGACTATTCCAAATCCCAACAAGAAAAATTATTGGTGAGGTGCTGTAAATGAAGTTTTCAACATATACACCAGCGGTAAAGTCTAACACAATTAATGCCAGGGTATCTACCAGCGTTACTAAGGAAGCCTTCGGCACTGATGGAAGCCAGCTGGGAGCTTGGAGCTCTGCTGCAAATCATATTGCTGGCATTATCCAAAAGAGACAGGATGAGGACGATGCGGCGGACATTATGGCGGCCCGCAACGAGATTAGTCAAAAACTGAATGAAAGCCTTTACTCAGAAGATGGTATTATCACTACCGGCAAGGGTAAAAATGCCCAGGGCATGACAGACAGGGTAAATCAGTCTGTGCAGGATGTTACCCAGGAGGTAGCGGGAAATTATAATGGTCGCGTGCGCTACCAACTGATGAACAAATACCTGCCTAAAGACTTGGAGCAGTACGGCAAACTTGGTATGCAGACTGAAAACAAGGAAAGGGAAGCGTATCAAACTGACACTTTCAACGCTAGAATGAGCAACTTCTCAAACAGCATGGCTCTCAGCTATGCGGATCCAGATACCGTCTATGGGCAAATGCAGGAAGCAAACGAGACTCTGAACAGCTGGGCGGATAAGCAGGGCTGGGATGCTGCTACAACGGAAGCCAAGAAAATGACATTCCGCACCCAGACGGTATCAAGTCTTGTTAAGGCCTGCGTGGCTAATGAAAAATATGATGATGCTTACGAATGGTTGAAGCGCGAGAGAAAGAACATGAGCCAGGACGAGTTTAATTCTCTCTATGCCACTGTAGAAAAGCAGAAAAAGGCCAAGGACAAGAAGGATACTTCTAGGGTGCTTATAGGTAAATTCTACAATCCGGAGACTAACGAGCTGGATATAGCAGGCTTGGAGAAAGAAGCCCGCGCAATGTGTACGAAAAGCAATGGTATATCCTCTGATAGTGTTGAGGCAGGGTATCAGAAATGGGGTGGCCAGACAATGCCACACGGCACAAATGGCTGTGTAGAGGCTGCTGTTAGAATACTAGGTGCAGACAATAGCAATTCCTGGATTCAGTCTATACAAGGAGATACTTATGTGCCTACGCTGGTTTCTAAAAGTCAGACGGCAAATGGCGGCCCTGGGGTAATTCCCTATTCTGCTGATCAGGTGGAGCCAGGGGATATGATTATCTACGGAGATGATGATCATGTTGTTGTAGCTACCGGAGGTACTGGCTATGTAGGCAACAGCTCCAGTCAGAATAGGGTAATCAGAGGTGGTGATTACCGGGAAATGGGCGGGCAACAGCCTAGCAAGATAATTAAGTCAAGTCAGCTGGGAAGTGGTGGCAGTACCTTTGATGCAGATAGATATGAGGAGCTGATGGATGGCGTGTACAGTCTATATGCTGACCAAAGCAAATTTTATAATATCGACCAGAAGCAGAAAATGCAGGACTTGGAAGCAACCCTCTCTGGCTGTAACACTTTTGAAGAACAGCGGGCGGCTATTGAAAATTCCGGCTTAAATGCAAAGACTAAGAACACATATCTTAATAGGCTGAACAAAGCACAGAAGCAGGCTATAAAGGCTGCCAGCGGAAGCTCTGGGGGCAGGAGAAGCTCCGGCAGTGGTACTGATAGATATTTTAATTCCTGGACAGAGGAAAAAGATTTGAGCTTAATTGAAGAATACAATGAGAGGCTAGAGGATCCTGACGATGAAATTTCGGACTCTGACCAAAAGAAGTATAATGCTGCCGCACATAGATATAATTTCCATCATGGCACAGGTACTGCGGATTTGAACGATACAGAAGTGCTGGATATGATTAACGAAAAGAAAAATGAGGGATACAGCTATAGCCAGATATGGAATATTCTTGAAGGTGTTGTGAGTGACGAAACCAAGGAGTATTACCTGCGGGCTGCTTTTAGTGAATAAGGAGTAATTATGACAGAAGAACAGCGTAATGCGATAAGACAAAGATTAGATGGCATGAATGGCAATGTACAGCCGGAATACCAGCCAAGAGAGCCAGAGGAAAACGACAAGGGTATATTAGATACCATGATAGACGGTATTAAGGATGCGGCAGAGTGGGTGGCTGATTCTGCCGTTGGCCAGTTTGTCAAAAATGCAGCTACAGAGGCCTATGAAGATACACGGGATGTACTGATGGCCAAAAGCTGGGACGAGGCCCACGAGGCATACAATCGACATGATTTAACAGCTAATATCAATGCAGTGGCCAATGATAATAACAGCTTTTTTCAGCCGGTGGCCCAGGCTATACAGCAAAGCTCTACAGCAGCCGACTATTTCTTTAGTGAGACAGGCAAGCTGGCCCAGGCAAGGACTGTGGAGCAGGAATTAGGCATACCGGTAGCTGTTGCTATGGCTGATTCGGAGTCATGGAAAAAAGCCAATGCTATGTACCAGGAAAATCTGGAATACAAAAAGCTGGCCGAGAAAAATGGCCAGCAGTGGAGCATTGACGATTTTTATTCCCGCTATCCCGTTGTGAAGGAAGTGGCAGAAGCGGATCCTGCTGCCGGTGCCTTGATACTGAAGGATGCCCCAAAGATAAGACGGGAGCTGGATATTATAGATGGCTTTTCTCAGTATCTAAGCATGGGCAACAAACAGCTGGAATTAAATAATCTTCGTTTTAAATCTCATGGCGGAGATCTGTCTGAAAATGACAAACAGCGTATGCAGGATTTGGAAAAGCAGCTGGATATAGAGCAGAAACTGTACGATGTAAAATTCAGAGATAATCCAATTCTGTATGCCTTGTCGGGAGTAGGTCAGTCTCTGCCAGAAATGGGCCAGTCTATCTATGCAGGCATGGAAGATGCGGGTGCATGGTGGGCTGCTGGTACTTGGGCTGGTGCTGGAGTAGGCAGTGCACTAGGGCCGGGTGGTGCAGCTGCCGGTGCTGTAGCAGGTGGTGCTGCCGGCGGTATTATAGGTACAGTGAAAGGCGTGGCCAAGGCTGTAGCAACCAGCGAAGCAAGGCGGGAGGTACTGCGCCAGGTGGCAATGGAAAGTGCAGCCAAAGCAACGGCTCCTCAGCTTTTGAAGGCAGGTATGCAGTTTGGCGCATTTCGAGGCATGGCGGCCCCGGAAATTGGTGATAGATATGACGAGTATAAAAACCTGCGGGATTCAAAGGGCAATCCACTTTTATCTGATGATGAGGCTTGGAGTAATGCAATCCTGGGCGGTTCTGCTAATGCAGCTCTGGAAGTATTGCCTACCTTTGGAGTATTAGGCAAACTGGCCACACCTGGCAAACAGTCAGCCAGAGTGTTTGAAGATATTATTGCTGGCCATACAGCAAAAACGCAACTGGCTTCGCATATGGGGGATAGCTTCAAGAAGTTTATGAGTGGCACCTTGAAAGTCGGCGCCACAGAGTCTTTTGAAGAAGCTACTCAACAAATCTCTGATGATATTATTATGAACAATATCAAAAATGCTAATGGTGGCCGAGCATACAGTGAAAAGTATGGTGTATTGTATGATGAAGGCAAGGCACTAACAGCTAAGGAGATTTTGGGCAATGCAATAGATGCAGCTGTGGTGGCTATACCATCTTCTCTGATTTTTGGCATGGCAGGCTCTATTGGTTCTGGCGCTGCTTCAACTGGCAGATATGCAGCAAGACAGAGGCATTTGTCTCAGATAGAAGCTAACAACGGAGCTATGGCCAGACATACCTATACAGGTACTATCATGGCCCAGGAATTGCAGGAGGCTGTACATGATAGCGATTTACAGCAGACAGCTCCAGATGTACAGAAAAAACTGATACATGATAAGGCTGCCGGCACTGGCTTTGAAGTCATGTATATTGATACAGAAATGGCCATGCAGAAAGAGAGCGGCAAGGAGGATTTGGCACAGGTGGCCAAGGCTGCCGGCATTGATGAAGAAGCATTGCAGACGGCGGTAGAAACCAAGGGAACATTGGCTGTACCGTTGGAGTGCTTTGCTCAGTCAGAAGCTAGCTCTGAAATATTGGATGCAGCTTCTTTCAATGTAGAGGCTGATTCTATGGCTAGAATGAGAGAGAATGCAAAGCATACTCTGGAAACCATGAAAGCCAATGCTGAAAAGCTGGTAGAGCAGCAGATAAATTTAGTAAAAACTATTCCCCAGGAGCTGTATCCAGAGGATACCCCAGAAGCGCAAGTTTATAGAGATTTGGTAGAGGCTGCTATTGTAACAGATATGGAAAATCCGGCCAGAGGTCTAAAACAGCTCATCCAGCAGGCAGAGGCAGAGAAACTGGCCATACTACAGCCGGCTTTGAATTTCCTTAATGATACTCACGGCCAAGGTGTATCCATTATTGATACCGGTGACGGCCGTGGCATTCGTGTGTCTGAAAATGCTAAGTGGTATCAGGATTTTTATCGGGAGCATAAAAGAAAGCCCACCAAGCAGGAGCTTATGGATATAGCTTCCGACATGGTGAGCGGTAAATCAAATATTGAGTATTTCACTGTAACTGATGAACATATGGCAGCAGAGGCCGACAAGGTGTCTGCTGATTTGAGTGCTATTAATGATAAGCTGGAGGCGCTGAACAGTGTAAAAGATAAAGTACAGCAGATTAACAGCACTGAAATGAAGATAGCAGAGTCTATGAGCCCAGAGGCATACAAAGTTTATAGAAACTATATGACTATGCTAGGGAACGCGCCTGGCACTGCCAGCAGAGCTGCTAGAGTAAATGCCGTGCTTCTGGCCCATATGGCAGAACGATTGGCAGAAAATACCAGACGAGCTACCGGCAATCAGGAATACACCGCCGTAGATGCAGCCAAAAAAATAGAGCTGCAGCTGGGCGGGGCCTATAGCAGCAACAGCAATATGAATCAGGCTATGTTTGATGTATCTAAAGTGGGAGTGTCATCTTTAAAAGAATTTGCTGACAAAATAGCGGAAAAGGGAAAAGAAGGGGTGAATGTATCTAAAATTAAGTGGGTTGATAATGAAAATAAAGTTACTTACCCAGGAGCGCAAGTCAAGCATTCTATAAGAAAACATAGTCTTAACATGAATGATTTGAATAATATACAGGACGGCGTAAATAAGTTGCAAGATGTTTTCTTATCGAAAATTGAAGTTGGAGAGTACGGTGGTGTGCCTGTTTTTGCAAAGAGTAACATTGACGGACAGTTATACTTTGTGTGTCTGGAGTTTAGACCGGATGGGGAAACTGTATTCTTGACAGCCACCCGCACTACTGAAAAAATGTTTGAGACATACAAAAAAGAACACGGTTCTGAGAGGTCGATCAATCTAGGTGACCTGACTACAGACAGTAACCGTGCTCTTTCAATTCCTAATATACAGGAATTATTAGGGATTGTCAAGAATGGAAATGCACTCAATCAAATGGCAGGCGAACACGCCAAAACTGCTGCACTGGATAAATTGAAGCAGGCTAAGGCTATGGTAGAAGATGGCAGAACACCGGAAGATATTTATAAAGCTACTGGCTGGTTTAAAGGCCAGGATGGTAAATGGCGCTTTGAAATACCGGATAATCTGGAAGCCATATCTCTTGACAAATTGCTGAATAATAAGCGGGCCAAGCTGGGGGAAATATATGATAATCCGCAGCTTTTTGAGGCATACCCGGATTTGAAGGATGTTCCGGTTAGAATTGAGGAAATAGAGAAGGGATTTAACGGCTTTGCCTATGCAAATGTAATAATCCTCTCTGCAAGTCTGAAAAATAATAATGAGGCGAAAAGTATCTTAGTGCATGAGATACAGCATCTTATTCAAAAAAGGGAAGGGTTTGCCCGTGGCGGTGATCCAAAAACTGCCCACAACCAAATTCGAGAAGAACATAGGATATTAGATAGGCAGTTTGGAAGCTTTTCAGAAGATGAAAAAGCTTATTTGGTGTATCAAGATATGTGGATGGATGCCACCTTCGTAGAATTTGACGATAAAAAAGCAACCAGAGCCTCTGCTGAAATTGAAAAGCTAGAAAAAAGAATAAGCAAGGAACGCCGGGCAGAGATTCAAGAAATAAAGGCAAGGCGCACTGCACTGAAAAATGCACTTACCGAAGGAGGAGACGGGGTAGATTTGTACTGGCGCTTGGCCGGAGAGCAGGAAGCCAGATATGCTGAAAGCAGGGCTGCCCTAAACAGCGAGAATGCAAAAGGGATTCCAAGCCCGCATGGTACGGATGCTATTGTTGTGTTCGGAAATGTGGCTATCCCGGCGAATGCTCAAAATGAGACTTTCAATCAGATGGCTTGGCATGGAAGCCCGTACAATTTTGATAGTTTTGACTTGGGGGCTATCGGCAGTGGTGAAGGCCAGCAGGTTCATGGCTGGGGATTGTATTTTGCTAAAGATAGGAAAGTTTCTGAAGCGTATAAAGAAGTTGTAGGGACTCAAAGACAGGTAGTCGTTTGGGATGGAAAAGAATATTTTGCATCAGAAGATGGAGATTTTGATTGGAGCACAGGGGTATTTAGTGATGAAAAGTATAAATATGGCGAAGCAATGTGCTATGTTCTTGATTGTTTAAGTGAAGGAATGACAAAAAAAGAAGCAATTAAGGATTTGCAGGCTTCTATTGATAGCGGAAGAATACGCGGCAAATATGCAGATGAAGCTATGAAAGCCATAAGTATTCTAAGAAAAGGCGCTGGTGGACTAAAAAATCAACCTACTTTGATGCAAGTGGAAATACCAGAAAGTCAGAATATGCTGGACGAAAACAAAAGCATATGTTATCAGCCGTTGCCAGTGCTGGAAGTCTTAGTAAAAACAAAGGCAATATCGCCTGCTGTCTACAAGTCTATAAAACTGGCTGTAGAAAATGAGGGTGATAAAGGCCGTGAGGTCATGCATAAATATTTCACTGAATATGCAGAATACGACAGAGGCGCTATTGATGATGATGCAATGCAAGCATGTTTTGACGAAACACTAAAAGTAGTCAAGGATGAAGATACATTGGCTTCAGCAGGGATTAGTGACAGTGAATATCATAATTTCTTGTCAGGTAAAAATATATACAATATGCTTTCTAGGTGGTACGGCAGTCAGAAAGAGGCTTCCTTGGCTCTCAGCAAAGCAGGTATTGAAGGCATATCATATGAGGGCGATAGGGATGGCCGGTGCTATGTTGTCTTTGATGATAAAGCGGTTTCTATAATCGAAAAATTCAATCAGGAAATCAAGGGCCAGACCGGCACTACAGCTAATGGTCAGTACATTATTTCTCTCTTTGAGAAAGCAGACGAATCTACCTTTATGCATGAAATGGCTCATGTATATCTTCTGGAGCTGGAGAAGCTGGCAGAGCTGGATGATCAGTGCCAGGCGGATTTGAATACTATCATGGAGTGGGCTAACTACCATGAAGGGGACGAAAAGAAATTCAAGGGCAGTCCTTTTGCTAAAGAATTTCGCCAGATGGCCAACAATATGCTGGCAGCAGAGCAGGCAGGGGATTATGATACTGTCAATAAAATTCGTCGTCAGTGGGCTCATGAAAGATTTGCCCGCGGGTTTGAAATGTATTTACAACATGGAACTGCGCCGAGCAGAGGCATACAGAGCGTGTTTAGACGGTTCAAGCAATTCCTTAGCGCAATCTACATTGCTTTTACTGGTGAAGGTGTACGGGCCAATGCCAAGGTAGAGAGAGTCATGGCACGAATGCTGGCCAGTGATGAAGAAATAGAGGCTATGACTTTGGATGATAGATATAAGGATATTGCCAAGGCGGGCGGTGAAAAGCTTCTTAACGAAACTCAGCAGGAAACCTATGCAAGATGGTATCAGGAGGCCAAGGAGGAGGCCAAAGAAAAACTGATGAAGGTTATGATGAAAGACCTTGATGAAGAGCACCAGCGGAAATATCAAGAAGCCTTGGAACATGAGAGGGAAGAGACTAGAAAGAACCTGGAAGCTTTGCCACTGTACATTGCTCAAAAGGTGGCCAAGGAAACCGGCAATGATAATGCTGTTGTAGAAATTGGGCTGTACCCTACTGTTGAAGCCTATCATGCAGAGCTGGCAGAATATGGAAGCCTGGAGGATACTCTGGAAAACTACATGAAGGAGTTTGCGGAGGAAATGGACAAGAAGATTTTGCAGGAGCATGTTTCTGATGAACAGCTTTCCAAGATGATGGAGCAGACCGTTTACCATAAAAAATTAATGGCTTTCGAGGCTGAGGCGCTGCGGGAAAAGGAAAAGGCTGCTAATAAGATTAATGCTAAGGCTAAGGAAGCTATGGATCAGGTAAATGCTGCTGTAAATAACCTGCCAGATGATATAGATATTACCGCCGAGAAGGATAGCAAGGAGGTAAAGAAATTACTCCAAGCTATCAACAAGCTGCGGTTCTCTACCCGTTGGACGGCAAAGGAATTGGGAGACATAGAGGGGCTAGCCAAGCAGGCTACAAAAGCTGATGTAGAAAAAGCATTGAAGGAATTTTCTAAAGAGGCTACGGCTTGGAAGCGTAATCTCAAAACTCTGGAAGAGGCATTCAAAGGGCGGATGCAGATTATTAAGAAAACTACCCGCTCTATGCTCCACAACCAGCCTATATCCGAATCCTGCGACTACGGCCGTTATGTAGCCAGCGAAAAAAGAGCTGCTGAAATGATGCATAAAATGGTGCGGGCTGGGCGCTGGGATGTGGCTATGATACAGCAGGAGGCCAGATTTACTTCTGCCGCTTTAGCTGAGGCTGCGGAGAAAAACCGGGAAAAGGTAAATAAAATTCTGGCCAAGGTATCAAAACAGCTGACTGCAAGAAGCGTGCGTATTCCTGTCGAGCATAGATATTGGATTCAGAAGATTGCTTTTGATATGAAGCTGGACAAGAATTGGCAGAAGGATATTGGCAGGCCTACAAGCGAGAATGGCAGAATTGTACGCAAGGAACCTGTACGGCCGGAGGATTGCCACCAGCTGGCAGAAATCTTTGCAGAATTGAAAAACAGTCTGGATGTAAAAGAAGATATGCTGGGTGCATTGGATGTTATCTATCAGCCTGGCTTTACTGACTACAGAGCATTGACGGCCAAGCAGTTTGAAGCCTGCATAGATATTATTTCTGTACTTTACAAAACGGGCAAAAACAAATTCCAGCTAAAATCCTTTGATGGCAAACTTATCTCTGATGTGCTGAATGACATACGCCTTGATATTAACGAGCAGGGCGATGTGATTAATTTGCCGGATGTAGTGCAGAAGAAAGTAAATGATAATGTTGGCGGGCTGGGTTACAACGATTATTTAGCGAAAATACCAGGCATTGGCCCTACTCTAAGTAAGTATGGCTCTAAGTATCTGGTGGCCCACATGAAGCCAGAGGAAATGATTAGGCTTCTGGGACCGGTAGCACACAAGTACCTGTACGGGCTTTATGATAGGGCTGCTGGAGAAAACGGCAGACGTACCGCGGAAGCTACTCAAAAACTGCAGGAAATCATGTCTGTATACAGCCGTAAGGAAAAGCAGGAATTTTCCAAGCAGCAATATAGACTGCGTACCGGTGCCGGAGAAGAAATGCTCAGCAAGGAAAATGTCATTTGTATGGCACTGAACATGGGTAACGATGTAAATTTCATCCGCCTTTATAAAGGCTTGGATGTTATGGGCAATGTGGCTCAAGCTTTTATAGAGCGCAACATGACTAAAAAAGATTGGGAAGTTGTTCAAGCTATTTGGGATCTTATTGGGAGCTATTGGCCAGAGACGGTAAAAGTTGAAGAAGAGCTGAATGGCGTAACGCTGGAGGGGGTGGAGCCTACTCCGCTTACCGTAATGTGTGATGGTCAGCCTATAAAAATGAGAGGTGGCTACTATCCTATAGCCTACAATCCTATGAAGAGTACCAAGGCAGAGCAACAGGCAATGGATGCTGTAACTCAAAGAAATATGAGCGGTGCGCAGGTGCTGGGTACTGGCCGCAACTTTACAAAAGGTAGAAGTGACACTAAAAACATCGAGCGCCCGCTATTACTGCAATTCAATGTCATTCCAACTCATTTACAGGATGTTATCAAAAATATTACATTCAGAATTGCTGCTAGAGATGCCTACAGATTAACTCATGCCCAGGGGTTTGAAGATTTGGTCAGGGGTACTTTGGGAGATGATGCGCTAAGAGCTATTGATCAGTGGGTAGTGGACTGCTGGCGAACCATGCCTACAGATAACGACCTGGGTTCAAGTATTTTTAGCAGTGCTATTGGTTTCTTACGAAGAAATGCTGCTATCAATATCATGGGCTATAGATTGTGGCCAGTGATAGAAAATGTAACAAATATTTTTCCGATGATGGATCGTATTGGAGCTGCTGAAACTGTTACGGCGCTAGGCGATTATATGAAGCATAGAAAGGAGAATGACAAATTATTACTGAAATCAATATTCATGACTAATCGTATTAACAGCATGGATAGAGACATAGGAACAATGCCAGGCATCTTTAAAGCTGGATATGCTGCCACTGATTGGCTAAAGGAAAACGCATATACAGCACTGACCTTTACGGATTTGATGTTCTCTAAACCTCTGTGGTGCAAAGCATATAAAGATAATTTTGCCAGCCGTTATCAAGAGGTGCTTAGAGAAGAGAAGGAGGCTAAAGCGGATTTAGAAGCAGCTCAGGAGGCTGTAAAAGAATACCGCATCCAAATATCTGAATCCAAAAAAGAAATATATATCTTACAGCAGAGACTGACAGAAGGAAGCCCATACGAGCAGGAAGCCGGCCCAGGGACTGTGCAAGAGATAAATGAAATAAGGAAAAGGATTGCAGAGCTGCAGATTGAGTTGGAGCCTTTGAAGAAAAGCCTTTTTAAAGCAACATGCGAAGTAGAACGGCTGTCTGAAAGGCCGTTTAAGAGCCAGTCTGATATAATCAAAGAAGCAGAGCATAGAGCTATACAAGATGCTGATGCTGTAGTTAGAAATGTTTTCGGCTCTGGTCAGACAAAAGACTTGGCATCCGTGCAGAAGGGCGGGGAATTTCTAAAGCTGTTCACTGCTTTCTATAGCTTCTTCAGCACTCAGATGAATGCTATTTTAGCAGCTTACTATAAGGGTAAATTTGCTAAGCAAGATATTGCAGGTGGCCAGAATTATAAAAGATGGATGCCTTTTGCCAAAGCGGTATTCTATAGAATTGTTCTCACGAGTGCTATGGCCACACTTTTAAAAATGGTCCTTCTGGGCGATGGCAGTGACGACGACCATAAATATAGAAAAGTAAAGGACGGTGACGGAAATGACATAAAAGAAGAAATACCTTTGATAGAAAGGTTTTTCGTACAGCTGGCAAAAAATACTGTATCTACAGCTTCTGGTTCTTTTGTGGGACTAAGAGACATTGTAGGCCTTTATAGCAATCTTGTATTTGAAGGTACTGATTTTGGCAGAGGCGCCAGCATCGGAAGTATCAGTGTTGGAGTTATTGACAAGCTAACCAAGACTTTCAATCTGGCAGCTCAGCAGGAAGAAAGAAATGCTAGGATAGACGAGCAGGAGGCAAAGCGCCAAGCTAAGTATGACAAAATGACACCAGAGGCTAAAAAGAAATTTGATGAGAAACGACAGTATATGAAGCCGGCTCATAGGATTACCGGTGCAGATATTGCTAAGAGTGCTGTACAGACGGCTACAGCTGCAAGTGCAGCCAAAACTGGCATAACGGATACTATGGCTATTGCAGTTATGACTACACTGCAATACATGGCAGATGGCGACGGCAGATATGATAAGTCACTGTCTAATATTGTGTGGTCTGCCATCTGGAACAAAAAACCGGTAGAACGAGAGATACCTCAGAAGCCGGTAAAACCTAAGAAGAAAAAGAAAGGGGCTGATAAAAAATGATACCTTCTGCGGAAACTAAAGCTGTGTATCTGGGAGATGGAGAAACCACAGTGTTTCCTTTCTCTTTTAAATATGCTGCTGCTGAAGATGTAAAGGTGGCACTGTATGATATAGCCAGCGACTTAACTACGGTACTGACTAAAGATTACTATGTTGATACTGTGGCGGGTACAGTCAACTATCCTGGCTACCCTCCGGGGCAGGAAATGGCAGAAGCCGAACAGCCGGCTGTTGTAGATGATAAGCACAAAATTATTATCTACCGAGAGACAGAGCTAAGCCAGCCAGTAGATCTAGGGGATAAATACCCCCTAGCAATATTAGAAGCGATGCACGACCGGGCGGTTATGCTGATTCAGGAATTGAATGAAATCATCGGTAGAGCTGTAAAAGTATCGGCGGGGGCGAATTTTACCCCCGATGATGTTATCAAAGGAATAAATGCAAATGCGAAACTGGCTGCGGATTCTGCAAGTGCAGCAGCTGCTTCCGCGAATGATTCATTGGGATTCGCTCAGCAGGCAGGGAACAGAGTAGACGAGATAGCAGAACTGGCCAAACTAGCTGAAAGCAGCAAAAACGAAACTGTGGGTTATGCAGCAATGGTAATGGGGCGGGCAGCGGGCGTCTGGTACGCGGATAAAGCGTATAACGCAAATGATGTAGTAGTGTACAATGATGGCTATATCTATCAGTGTACTGGCTATTCTGCGCCAGGCACTTTGCCAGATGAGAGCGATGCGTGGGTAAAAATAAAAGTCGCGATGGATGATTTTTTTACACTGAACGACCAAGGCTATTTAGTACCCACGGAGAACCCTACATTTAGCAATCTGTTGAGGTTGAATAAAGACGGATTTATCACAATTAAGGAGGAATGATGAAATGGCAAGAAAAGGTATTGCACCCTGGGAAGATGGGGCCGGCCAGATAGGCACACCGGAAGTAAAATGGAAACAGGTCTGCACTAATGAGATTTATGCAGACACCCTGGGCGGTGCGATAGCGAAAAATACAGTAGCTCATGTCACTAAAAATGATGATGCTATTAGTATTTTGTATGCTGACGGCACAAAAGAAGATATTGTTGTTGAAGCTGGAGAGACAACAATGGGCTGGTGCAGAAAGCGCCGTATTGAAAAGACTGGCAACACAGTGAAACTATGGTGGGAGGATCCGAAAGATGTCTACGCACAGTGGGCCAAGACTGTAATTGTAAAAAAGCAGGAGGGTTATCCAGAGTCTCCAAGTGATGGCATTACTGTAGTTACGACTACCGAGCGTGACAAGTATAAAACAAATCCGTACACCGACACACAGGCTGACGCGGATAAGTGGTACTATCGCGCTTTTCCGGTATCTGCCGGCGGTAACACTAGCTACCACCGCCTTAATAAATTTGGCTTCTGGCACTATGCTATTTGGATTGACAGAGAAGATGGTGTTGAGTCTACTTGCGTGCACAATGTAGATGGCTATGATAACCAGGGCTACCGGCCAATCAAGATGATTTTCGATACCGATGTTGAAAAGAATGTACTTGATTGGGGCGACTGGGAAAATGCACAGTTTATGCCAAAACCATGTATGCTACGCAACAGCGGTACTGTGGATTACTACCTTAATCCCGATAACTACAATCAGAAGTTAGACGGTTCCCCGACTACAGATATTTCTGATGTAAACTATGACGGCAACGCGATGGTAGAGTGGAGCCCAGTCTTTACGAAAAATGAAACCATCGGTACAAAGCACTATATCTACTTCTGCTCTGAAAAGCTGGATGATAGCTATGAGTGCTACTCTGCTAAAAAAGATGATGGCACGTATGCTGAGCATTGGTATATGCCAATTTATGAAGGCAGGGTAGTAAACAATGTCATGCGTTCTTTGTCTACCGGCACTGACGGCACTGGCACAGGAGCAGCACTGCCGACTGCTAGTACCACGATGGACCAGGAAATGACATATGCTAAAGCTAATGGCACGGGCTGGAATATCACCAACTGGGCTGACGAGAGTCTTGTGGCGATGCTGGGCGTTCTGGTGATGGGCAGATTGAATTGCGCTATGGCTATCGGCTACAATTGTGGTTCTAGCTCCAGTGGATTAACCCACAAAGTCGGTACTGGCAATAAAAAAGGCATGTTCTTTGGACACTATACTATATCTGCCTACGCCACCAAATTCTTCGGCATGGAAAATTGGTGGGGCCATAGATGGCGCCGGTGTGTAGGATTAATCACAAAAGATTATAAAGTATTTGTGAAAATGACTAAGAGCATTATTGACGGCTCTACGGTGCAGAACTACAACAGCACTGCTGACGGCTATATCGATACCGGCATAACAGTACCGGCAATGAGCGGTAGCTACTTTGTCGATGTGGCTAATAGCAAGTATGGCTTTGCTATACCGACGAATTTGACTAAATATAAGGGCGACACAGGTACTGCGGGTGGTTCTGCTTCTACATATTACTGCGATGCTGGCTATAGTGCAGGCGGTGTCTGTCCTCTGTTTTCCGGCGGCGATGTTGACCACGGGGTGGCCTCCGGCCTCTTCTGTTTCTGCGTGTCCTATGCCCCGTCGGGTGCGAACTGGATTATCGGGGCCTCCTTGTCTTTTAAGAGCTTTTAGAGAGGGTTCAAGGGAGAAACCTCTCCCTTGGATTGACTAAGACCACTAACTGACGAATAAAAACAAAACTATAAATAGGGATTGTATGGGCGTGTGCTCTGTTTTCCGGCGGCAATGTTAACAACGGGGTGGCCTCCGGCCTCTTCTGTTTCTACGTGTCCTATGCCCCGTCGGGTGCGAACTGGAATATCGGGGCCTCCAATCTTTATAAAATTAATGCCCGTACTTTTCCACACCGAAAGGGGAAAATTAAGCCGTAAAAAGCACGGATTAGTAGGGATACCGAATATCCGTGAGGCGATAAAGACAGATGAATACTGTAAATAACTTGTTTGATAAGATATGTACGAAAGAAAACATCCTTTTAGCTATCCACAAAGCTGCTAGAGGAAAACGAAAGAAGCGTATAGTACAGCAGGTACTAGCTAATGAGGAAGCGGTAGCAGATAGATTGCTGGAGCAATTGCAAAATGGCACGTGGCGCCCTAATGCGATTCATAGCGTCAAGATAATCAACGATGGCATACAGCAAAAGAAGCGTGAAATAGTATGCCCAGACTTCGTAAATGAGCAGATTGTACATCACGCGATACTGAATATCTGTGCACCGATTTTTCAAAGCAGATTCTACAAATACTCATGTGCCAGCATTCCGGGGCGAGGCGTTGAGTACGCTGTGAAATACATCCGCAAGGCCAAGACTGATAGAAAGAATACAAAGTATTTCGCTGTTCTTGATATACGGAAATTCTTTAACAGCATAAAGCCGTCCAAAGTATTTCATGCAATACGGCGCATAATACGTGATAAGCGCGTACTAGCACTGTTTGCAAGGATACTGAGAGCTAACAAAATCGTCAGGCTGGATGGCAGTAGAATCAAACGTGGTGCACCAATAGGCCTATATACAAGCCCTTGGTTCGCTAATATCTTGCTGACTAGCTTAGACAATTTAATCAAAGCTAGCGGGGCAAAATACTATATCCGATACAACGACGATATGCTAATCTTTCACGCTAACAAGCGTAAGCTCAAAAAGATTTTGGAGCTGGCAGAGCAGCATATCAACTCCCTAGGACTGGTGCTGAAAAGGCCTTGGCAGATACACATGCTATCTAAAGTTAAGATAGGTTTTATTGGAGCCACAATCTCACAAGAGAAAATTGTACTGAAAGATAAAGTATTTCTGCGGGCTAAGCGGACTGCTACTAGGATTGCTAAGAAAGATAGAATCACAACATACGATGCCCACAAAATGTTGTCGTATGGCGGCAGATTTAGTCATTTTGACACATATTATGCGTTTCAAAAGTACATATCTAGCAAAATAAGTATGAAGCTCATGATAGCAATTGTAAGTAAAGGAGACAGGAAACATGTTCACAAAAAGTCAGAGTAAAGAAAAACCATTGGCGGTTGAGAATGTAGGCAATGACCGCTACATTATCCGCCAGAACATCACAGAGGCCGACGATGGCAATGGTGGTACAATTTATACCTATGATGAAAATATCGTCACTAAGAGTGCCTTGGACGTTATGCAGTGCGTTGAGGGCGTTGAGTTGAAGCGGGAAGCCGTCATTATTGACGAGTACACTCAGCAGCTGATGGAAGAAGGGACATTGTAATGAGAGCAGTAGTAGCAAGTTTTAAGAGACTGTATGAAGCCGGCAAGGTAACTAAGGACGACATGAAGAAGCGCGTTGTTCGCGGTATCATCACAGAAGATGAGTACCGTATTATCACAGGTGAAGATTATGCAGCATGATTTTCAAAAGATTAAGCAGAAAACTGATCTGCAGCTGCAAGAAGAGCTGAGCGTAAGGAGCAACGAGGAGCTGATTGAGATGAATATCAAGTTACTGAGATTGCTTAGCTTATACGCATTAAAGAATGGGGAGTGATGGCTGGTGGGAGATATACTGACTAGCGCTGTGCAAATTATTACAATAGCCTCGGCTACTTGTACACTGCTGTATAAAGTAACATTGAAACCAATGAATGTAAGATTTGATAATTTGATACATTCTATTGATGAAAAAGTGGATGCTTTGGGCGAGTCGGTAGATAAGCTTAATACGTCTATTGACAGAATGAATGATAAGCTAACTAGCTTCGATGTGCGGTTGGCGCGGGTTGAAGAGTCTACAAAGTCGGCACATCACCGGCTTGACGGGCTGGAAAAGAAAATAGGGTAAGGAGACGATATGACATGGATAAGTTGAAAGAACTGTTTAAATCTGTTCAGACACGGCAGATTGGCGTATTGGTAACAGTAATGATGGTATTCTTGGCATTGGTAATGTTTAGCTGGTTCGTGGGCTTCTGGGCCAATGGCTTGTGCGGAGCAAAGTTTGACTTGGGTAGCTGCTGGCAGGGTATTAGCGCTGTAGTAGCGGGCATGACAGGTGTAGCTGCCTTGGCTGGCAGTAAGTATGCCCGCTATTACTTAGATAGCAAATATAACAGTGAGGATGGAGAACGTCCAGAGTGAAGATCGGAAGAGCACACGTCTGAAC